GAAGACACACTGCGCTGGCAGGCAAGAAACCAGTGGTTTAACCACCCGGATCATCCAGATATGACCGCCTTCGCTTTGGGGGTGCACAAAAAATTGGTTAACTCGGGTGTAGATCCCCGCTCTAAAGACTACTACGAGCAAATTGATGCTCGCATGAAGTCGACGTTCCCTAGTTTCTTTGGGTCCGAAGACAGGCCAAGATCTGGTGAAGTATCCAGAAAGCCGAACACAGTAGTTGCATCCGCGACGCGCTCTACAGGCGCGAGAAAGATCCAGTTGACGCAAGAACAAGTTGGTGTTGCACGTCGATTGGGTATTACACCGCAGCAGTACGCTGTTGAAGTGGCTAAACTGGAGAAACAAAATGGCTGATAACCGGACACAACGTGAATTAAACACACGCGACAAAAACGCTCGGGTGGTATACGTACCCCCAAGCTCTCTGCCAGATCCTATCCCTGAGCCCGGGTATTCGTACCGCTGGGTGGCCACGCATGTGGTGGGAGAAGCTGACCAACGCAACGTTTCTATGAAACTGCGCGAAGGTTGGGTTCCGGTGAAGGCAGAGGACCATCCAGAGTTAGCGTTGTTTGCAGGCAAAACCGGCAACGTGGAGATTGGAGGCCTTATGTTGTGCAAGATTTCAACAGAGGTTGCCAACGCACGTGATGAGTATTACCAAACACAATCGCAGCGACAGATGGAATCAGTGGACAACCACTTCATGCGAAACAATGACCCGCGCATGCCATTGTTCAAAGAGCGTAAAAGCACTGTGAGCCGTGGGCCCGGGTTTGGTTCTGGTAATTAACTTTAGGAGTGAGATATGGCATCTACAGCCTCTCCCTACGGGCTTCGTCCCGTAAACCGCGTTGACGGTTTGCCTTATGCCGGCGCTATTCAGGAGTTCCTGATCGCCCCAGCGGGTATAGCCACCAACATTTTCAATGGCACCATTGTTGCTTTGGACACCAACGGCTTCATCGTTCTGATGACAGCGGACGGTTCTGACGGCACCACAAACGCTTTCCCTGCTGGCACCATCGGTGTTTTTATGGGTTGCGAATTTGTGAATGCTCAAGGCCAAGTGGTCCACAGCCAGTTTTACCCCGCCGGCACAACCGGTGTGGTGAAGGCCAAAGTGGTGACTGACCCTAACGTGGTGTTCCAAGCCCAGTTGGACGACGACGGTGGTCAAGCCATTCTCGGCGCCAACACCTTCTTGGCTGCTGCACAGAGCACTAGCACTGGCAATGTCCAGACTGGTAACTCGACTGTTGCACTAGACGCTACCGTTCAGACCGCTGCAGCTGCGTTCCGTATCGTTGGTTTTGCATCTCCTGTTGGCGATGACTACCCCGACGTGCTGGTAAAGTTCAACCCCGGTCAGCATTCTTATTTGAATGCCGTTGGCATCTAAGGAGTAAACCATGGCTATTTCACGTTCCCAGATGCTTAAAGAGCTCCTCCCGGGGCTCAATGCACTGTTCGGCCTCGAGTACGCTAAGTACGGCGAAGAGCACAAGGAAATCTACGACACCGAATCTTCGGATCGTAGCTTTGAAGAGGAAGTCAAGTTGTCCGGTTTCGGCGCCGCTCCTGTGAAAGCAGAAGGCTCCGCACTGGCTTTTGATAATGCTCAAGAGGCTTTTACTGCTCGCTATAACCACGAAACCATTGCCCTCGGTTTCTCCATCACTGAAGAAGCGATGGAAGACAACCTGTACGAGTCCCTGTCGGCTCGCTACACAAAGGCCTTGGCCCGTGCTATGGCGTTTACCAAGCAGGTTAAAGCTGCATCCATTCTGAACACGGGTTTCAACGGCGCCTTTCCCGGCGGCGATGGCGTCTCTTTGTTCGGTGTGAATGCCGGCGGCAACCGTGTTGGTCACCCCTTGGTCGGTGGCGGTGTGAACTTCAACAGCCCCGCTGTTGCTGTTGACCTGAACGAGACCTCGCTGGAAAATGCCATCATTCAGATTGGTCAGTGGGTTGACGAGCGTGGCTTGTTGATCGCTGCCAAGCCGATTAAGCTGGTTATTCCTTCTAGCCTGCAGTTCGTTGCAGAGCGTTTGATGAAGACACCCGGCCGTACCGCTACTGCCGACAACGACATCAACGCCCTCAAGAACATGGGCGCTATCCCCGGTGGCTACACCGTCAACCACTTCTTGACCGACACCAATGCTTGGTTCTTGAAGACTGACGTGCCCAACGGTATGAAGCACTTCGAGCGTGTCAAGATGATCACTGGTAGCGACACAGACTTTGATACTGGCAATGCCCGTTTTAAGGCCCGTGAGCGTTACTCGTTTGGATTTTCTGATCCACTCGCGATGTTCGCCAGCTCAGGTTCTTCCTAAGCAAACCCTCAGAAAAGGCCCTTCGGGGCCTTTTTTGTTGACCCCGCCTAAACCTCGTGCTATATTGCACCCATCCCGGAATTATCCGTGTGTCTGACAGGTCCGGCTGACTTCATGCAGACAGGCACACACAACTCGCATGAGAGGAAACTCAAATGGCTCGCACCACCTTCTCGGGACCAGTAGCGTCTCAAAACGGCTTTATCACCGTAGCATCCACTTCAGGCAAAGAGCTGACCATTAGCGCCCCTGCGGCCTTATCAGCAGACACCAACCTGACTTTCCCTGACGGCGCTGGCACCAACGGCCAGCAGTTGACCACTGATGGTACAGGCACTCTGTCTTGGCAATCTGCAGGCGGCACAGGCACCGTAACATCCGTAGATACCGCAGGCACCGTTAACGGCCTGACGCTAACTGGCGGCCCCATTACAGGATCCGGCACAGTAACCCTTGGCGGCAGCTTTGCCTTCCCTGCCTCGACTGTCCTAGAGCTTCAAGACGAGGATGATGCCATCAACACCACCGGTAAATACACCGGCAAGATGGTTACTGTTTTGGCCACGGGCTTGATCTTCACTGCTTCTGGCGCAGGTGTTAACGATGTGTGGCGTGCTTCGGACGGCACCACCTCCGCAACGCCCGCCTAACTAGGAGCCCGACATGGGTATTCAAACTGACGTTTTAGCGAGTCAGGTACGCACAACGACGGGCCAGTTTTTGGCGCAAAACGGCGGAGACATCGGGCGGGTCCGTGTCAAGTCCGTGTATGCGATTTCCAATACATCGGCTGGCACCCTCGTTTTGCGTGATGGCGGCGCTACAGGTCCTATTAAGGCAACGATCAACATCCTAGCGAGCGCTACGTCACCGACGTATTTGACAATGCCGGGTGAGGGTCTGTTGTTTAATACGGACGTACACGTAACCATTACGAACGTTGATTCGGCAATGGTGTTCTATGGCTAAGTCGGCCGCTTGGACGCGCAAGGAAGGCAAATCAGAGGCCGGAGGCTTAAACGCCAAAGGCCGTGCCTCCTACAACAAGGCAAACCCGGGTAAACCCGGGTTGAAGCCGCCTGCCCCCAAACCAAAGACAGACAAAGACGCGGCTCGCCGTAAGTCGTTCTGTGCGAGGTCTGCGGGTCAAGCTAAAATGTTTCCGGACGCCGCAAAGGATCCAAACAGCCGCCTGAATAAAGCGAGAAAAGCATGGAACTGTTAAGCGAACAATGGGTGCCTATACACGGGTACGAAGGTCGTTATGAGGTCAGCGACCATGGCCGCATTAAGTCTTTGCAGCGTTTTCGCCGTGGCAAGTCAGGCAGCATGGTTCCTGTTACTGAAAAGATTATGCAAGCCACGCCCAAGAAACGCAGCGCAAACGGTCGGACACTTCCGTACATGGAAATTAAGCTGCGCGATGGATCTGCTCGCACGGAACCCTGCAAAAGTTTTTTGGTGCATCGGCTTGTTGCCCAAGCTTTTTTGGGGGAGTTGTATGAGGGCGCTCAGGTTGATCATATAGACGGCGATCACCAGAACAACCACTATACAAATTTACGTATTTTGTCTACTCGCGAACATGCGCTACTGCATCCATGCCTAGTCAATCAAGCGCGGAATGCGGCCATGCAGGCGGCATCTAAGGCAAAAGTAAAGGCGTTGCGACAATCCGGAGAAATTGTTGGGCGGCACCGAGTTGTCGCAAAGGTGGGCTGACATGGAAATGATGCTGTGGAATGGTTTGCTGTCTCTGGCGGTAGCGGCGGTCCTTATGTGGGTCAAGTCAGTCAATGACGAAAACAAACG